GTTCCACAGCGCCGCGAGCTGAATGCCAGCGCTGGCAACGAGCGCGCCGGTAAAGGTCTTGATGCCGGCGAAAGTCTGGCCGGCGATCGAAACAAGGCCGGAGGCAGTCGCGCTCGCCAGGCGCTGGAAGGGCGAGGGTACGAGACTCACGGCGTCACCTCGGCGAAGTCACTGACGCCACCGGCCCGCACCGCATCGACAATGCCCAGGTGTGTCTGCGTCTCGAGCTCGTCTTCGAACTGGCTGTCGAAATCGAATGGCGGCCGGGCAGGCATGAAGGCAGTGCCGAGCTGATGAAAGCTGGCGTACGGCACGTTGACGGTGCCGAAGTTGAACATGCTCGCCGAGTAGTCGCGGGCGGCCAGCGGTGAAGACGACTGCGTCAGGGCCTCGCGCAGGTCGCCACTCAGCACGAGGGTCGGTTGACCCGGCGCTGCCTTCTGCTTCCACTCGGCGTACTTCGCCGACAGGGCCGCCCAGTGGCCCGCGTACGGCCCTTCACCCTCGGCGTCGAACTGGCGTTTCTCGGCGGCCTCGAACACCGGTACGAAGCGCGGAAAGACGTGCTTGCCGAAGTCTGAAATCTCGTCTGACGCGTGCTCGAAGGCCGAGACAATGCGCTGCACGGCTGCGTCGCCCGTGTCGGTGCCCACCTCAAGCTGCACGACGACTGCGAAGGCGCTCATAGCTGGTCGTCCCTTCGGAGGCATGGGGCAGCGCTTGAGGCGTCGGCGTCGTTGCCGGTGTCGAGCGCGTACTCTTCGATGTGCGACGTCGGGCCGTCGGGGTCAGACGCCGCGGTGCTCAGCGTGTCGTCGCCCAGGAAGGTGTCACCGTCGGCCGCCAGGCCGTCGAACCACTCTTTCAGCTGCGCCTTCCAGGCCTTCACAAGCTCGGGGTTCGCCCCCGTCATGTCGGCGGCGATGCGCACCGCGACAGCCAGGCGCAGAGCCCTGGCGCACGAAACGTACGGCCCGGTCGCCGCCGTCAGCGCGCTCGCCTGAATCGACTCCTTCAGCAAGGCGCCCTGCATGCGCCCGGCTTCTTCATTGATGGCCTCGGTGACGATGGCAAGTGTCGGCGCCGACGACGTTGAGAACGCGTCGATGTGCGGGAAGTGGTGCCCCCGCACAGAGTCAGGCGTGATGCCGAACGTCACCAAGGCCATGCGCTACTCCAGTCGAGTGACGACAACGTTGAAGGCCGCAGGGCCCGCGCAGTTCATCGCCGTAGTGGCGTCCTGCAGAATGACGACTCGAGGCGGGTCAGCGGCACCCAGGCGAAAGCAGCCGTTCGCCGTAGCTAGCGTGGTGCCGCAGGTGGCCGAGAAGCCGCAGAAGGCCGTGGCGTCTGCCTGCAGCGTCACCACCCGGGTCGGCACGGTGGCCGTGGTGATGGTGAAAGGCGCCGCCGTGGTGGCGTTGGTCGTCGACGCGCCAGCCGACGTGATGACGCCCACCGTCTTGGGCTCGCCGTTTATCCAAAGCGACAAGTTGAAGGGCAGCGTGGGGCGAGCAAGCGCGGGCGCGGCGAACAGCCCGAGCCCGAGCAGCGCGGCCACCACCAGCATGACAGAGCGAGTGCGCATGGTGGCCGCCTCGTTACTGCGCGCTGATGACACGCACGTAGTATGTGCCCGACGCTGGGTCGATGGCGCCAATGGTTGGGTTGCAGACCTTGATGCGCACCGCGTTGGTCGCGAAGACATAGCAGGTGACACTGAGGGCCAGTGCGCCGGTGGCAGTCGGAGCACCCACCATGCACGGGTCACCCAGCTTGGCGCCGGTGACGGTGATGCTGGCTGACTCGTCACACCCAGACGTCGTGGTGAGTGCGTCGTACGTCGTCGACGCGCCGAGCACGTTGGTGACTTTGTTGGTGGCAACGCTGGCTGCAGTTGGCCCCGCCCAGAAGCCCAACTTCATCCACCGGGACGCGCCGTCCATGTCGATGTTGCTGGGTGCGGCGAAGGCCACGAGGGAGACGAGCAGCGAGAGACCGAGGAATGCGATGAGCTTTTTCATTGTGTGTTCCTCACTCGGCTGCGGGCTGCTTCTTTGACTTCTTGGCCTTGACAGTTTCAACGAGCGCTTCTTCCTTCTCGTCGCTCGACAGCTCGTCGATTTCCTTCTGCAACTCTTTGATTTCTTCGAGCTTCAGGTACTTCTCTTCGGTGATGAAGGTGGTGCCGAGGGGGTCGACCTGCGCCACGAAAGCGTCGTCGAGTTCGACAGTGTCGCCGACCTTCTGAAACGCCTCGTCGCCTGAGCCCGAGCCAACGCGAAGACGGCCGTGCATGATGACAAATTTGGACATGGTAAATTCCTTGGAAAGCGTGGGTGAAGGCAGGGGCGCAACTTCCGCCCCCGCCCTCGAAGATGGCTCAGAAGATGTTCTGAACCAGGTAGCCGCCGCCGATTTTGTTGCCGGCCTGCGAATCGAGCGTCGTGTTCTTCAACACGTACTCCCAGCTCGACTCGATGACCTTGATGCGGCCTTCGGGCCCGCCGCGCTTCACGTCTTCGTACTGGAAGGTGGTGAACTCGTTGACCAGGAAGTTGCGACCGTAGCAGACGGTGCGCTTCTTCTGGCTCGGGTCCTTGATGTACACCAGGGCGTACGTGCCCCAGATGTCGCTCAGCGACTGGGTCGCGTTGCCTTCAAGGTTGGCGTTGTACTGCGCTCGGCAGATGTGCAGGTAGTCGAGCTGCAACAGGTTCTTCACCTGGTCGACGGTGAGTGACTGGGCGCTGGTGTACTTCACGCGGTCCTTCAGCGCCGCGCTCTGCGACAGCGACAGCCACGCGCTCCACGACAGGGCCATGGCGTTCGGCATGCGGCCACAGATGCCCTTGACGCCTTTCTTTGCAGTGACGATGTCGGATTCGGGGTCACCACCTGGGTCGCTCCACTTGAAGCCCGCCGCCAACGTGGTTGAGAGACCCGCGTTGTAGTTGGCCGAGGTCGAGACGATGCCCGCCATGATGCGCTCGCGCTTAATCATCAAACGCTCCATCACGGTGAGGGCGACGTCTTGCTCGAGGTCGGCGATTGCTTCGTCAGCGTCGCGCTCGTCTTGCGGGTCGACTTCACCCGCGAGCTTGTGCAGTTCGGCCTTCGCGCTGGTGGCGAACGCCCCGTAGTCGACCTTGTCGGCCTCGGCCTTCGAGCCCTTCTGAGTTTCCACCTCTCGGTAGTTGCTCAGGTCGTACTGGTAGTACTTGAACTGCGTCTTGCTGACGATGCACGGCGTGAAGACTTCGTCGGCGACGAAGTCCACCATTTCGTTTGCAGCGCGCAGCGAGAAGTCTGCCAGCGCTGAAGACGTCTTCATGTTGCTGATGTCGATCATTGCAGTGTCCTTTCTGTTTCAACCGACGTCAGTTGACGGGGCCGTTGAGGTTGGGAAGCGGGGTGAGAAGAACTTCGATGACGTCACCGGCAGCGCCAGCGGCCTGCAGCGCCATGCCGTGCGAGATGTTGCCCGCCGCCACAGTGACGGCCTGGCCCGAGGCATTCGCAGTCACCTGCGCGCCGATGGCGATGGCAGCACCGGCAGCCAACTTCGCGATGCCGATGGTTTGCAGTTCGACAGACTCGCCAGCGACGGCCGACTTGGTTGCGACGCCGACGGAGATGTCAGTGCCAGCCGCGCACTGAATGGTCAGCTTCGCGCCGGTCAGGTCGAGCTTGCAGAAGCGGTTGATGCTGACTGTTGCATTCGCCTTCAGCGAGTGCGGAGAGGTGGAGAGAAGATTGAAATCAGCCATGGTGGTGCAGTCCTTTCAGTTGGTGAAATTCAGGCGACCGACTTGGCCGACGCCTTCTTGTTGGTGAGGGTGATGGCCGCAGCCAGGTCGGGCTGAGCCTTGTTGACTCGACGGGTGGCTTCGGTGAGCGGGATGCTGTGCTTAGTGCGCTCTGCGTCGACCGCCGCCCAGTAGGCCTTGGTCTTCGCTTCGACGCCCTGCTCTTCGGTGGGCTCGGCATCGACGCCGACGCTGCCCAGCTTCACGACAACAGGCATCGAGCCGAAGAACTTTTCGGCCTCGGCGACGCCGGCCTTGCGCGCCATGAGCTCGACGCTCGACGCCTGGGCCGAGATGATGCGGCCTTCGCGAATGAGGCGCTCCGACAGCCGCTGCACATCGCTGGCGAACTTCTCGGTCTCGATGGCACCGATGCGAGCCGACAGCTGCTTGATTTGAGCGTCCTTGTTCGCGAGTTCGAGGCGCAGGGCCTGCCGCTCGGCGCCCATGGCAAATTGGTTGTTGTCGCCCTTCTCGCCTCCGCCGTCAGACGTCGGGGGCACGGGAGGAGTCGGCGTGGTGTCGACCGGGCCCTGGCGAGCAGGCACGTCGCCGACGTTCGGGTTGCCCGTCTTCACGGCCGCGGGCCCCGCGGGCGCAGGTGCAGCGACGGCAGGCGCGGGCGCGAAGGCCTTCGCCAGTGAGGTGAGCATGGTTTCGTTGTCAGTGCCGTCGGGGAGACCGAGGTGCGTGCAGATGGCTTTCGCCAGTTGGGTGAGGTCCATAGAGTTACCTTTCGTCGTGTTGGTGAATGCGTGGGAAGGTCGCGCAGTCGCCGCCACGCGCGGCAGGTCCTGCAGAAAGGGCGTGTTGAGCAACGCCGCCCCGTACAGAGTTGGGCCCTGAGAGAGGCCAGTGGCCGAGTCGTCGCCGTCAGTCGCGAAGGTTGGCGAGAGGTACCGCAGCTCGTCGGCCTGAATGGCAGCGCGGGCTGGGTCGGTCCATCGAATGGCCGCGTAGAGCCCGTCTTCGCGCAGCTCGAGGCCTTCAATCCACCCCGAGGCCACGCCCTTCTCGTCGTGGGCGTAGTCGACCGGAAGGCCGGGCGAGCCGACGCGTTGCCAGTTGGCGATCATCGCCGTCAGAAAGTCGGGCGTGAAATCGATTTGGCCGCCCGGGAAGTCGGAGCGGTACCGAGTGGTGTTGGCCGGGAAGAGTTTGTTCCACTTGGGCCCACCGGCATTCTTCACGGTGGCGAGGGCGGTGCCCTCAAGTCGGAGAAGGGCGCTCATTCGTCGGCTCCATCGTCGGCGTTGTCGGCAGGCAGGTAGACCAGCAGGCACCTGCAGTTGCTGCCCCCGTCGCAGTCGCGGTTGGGAGGCACCAAGGCGTCGTGCTCAGCCGAGCCGAAGGGCGCGCTCTGGCCGTCCATCGAGTCACAGGCGTCGCACTGGCGGCCGTCCAGAATGGCCGAGTACTCCACCTCGCTGACGCCGCCCATGAGGCGCGCGGCTTCATCGCGGCCGACATTGAAGGCGCGTGTCAGCACGAAGCCCGCGTCGGAGCGAAACGCACCCGTCTCGAGCTGGTTGGCCAAGGTGCGCGAGACGACTTCGCCCTCGCTGTCACCGGTGCGCTGGGCGTCGATGGCTTCGTTCTCAAGCTCGGCCCGCAGACGCTGCTCCATGCGTCGAGCAAGCGCCAGCTGCTGGGCTTCGGCCACGGCGTCGGCGTCTTCGGTAACGACGGTGTCTTTGTCTTCTTCTTCGGCTGCGAAGCGAACAGGCGCCATCGACTGGTCGCCCTTGGCTCGCTCCTTCGCCACCTTCGCGCCGGTGTCCTTCGACAGCTCGCCCTTCACGTTCTTCGCGCCCTCGGCTCGAGCGCCGTCGACGAAGGCCTTGATGGCCCCGTGCACGCGGCTGAAGTCGATGGGCACCTTGGCGACGTCTTGGGGCTTGCCGCTCGCCATGGCCGCGTGAATGGCTGGCTGGGCGCGCACCAATGCCTCGACGACGAGCGGCCGCACGTCGGCCTCGAAGCGCTGGCGAGCCGTGTTGAGAAACTGGTCCATGCGCGCCAGGTCGAGGCGCTGCTCAGACGGGCGCAGCGGCCGCTTGGGCGTGAAGACGCCGTCAACCGCAGTCAGTCGGGTCTGCTTGATGAGGCCGGGCGGCGGCTTCGGCAGAATGGCCGGCAGGGCAGGTGCGGCGGGCGTGCGAAGCATCTGGCGCGCCTCGTCGTCGATGGGCCCGAAGCCGAGCTCTTCGCGCACCGTGTTCTCGTCGTCGGTGGTGATGGTCAAAGCGCCGGCAGTCACCGCGGCGCCGATGGCCTGCATCTTCTCGAGGCCCGACAGCTGCGGCTTCTGCAACGTGAGCTTGATGGTGGGGTACGCCGGCTGCGGCCCCCAGTTGGCGTCGACCAGCTTGCGCGTCAGACCCGTGTACGGCCTGTCACCGGTGCCATTGAGCACGGCCTCGAGGCCCGCCCGCACGCCGCCGATATAGGCCTGTGCCACCTGGTTGTGCACCTCGCCAACCGAGCGCGAGCCTGTCGAGCCGGTACCGAGGGCCATTTGCTGCGCGCCGAGCTGGCGAAGAATGAGCGTGCCGAGGGCGTTGTACGTGTCGACGACGTGGCCCTTGTTGGCGCCCGGGCTATAAATCCACTTGATGTCCCAGCCGTTGGGCATGACGACCGAGGCGTTCTCGTGCACCACCAGGTTCGCCAGCAGCCGCGACAGCGACTTGCGCTGGTTCGGCGTGAGCGAGGTGCCGTCTTTGCCTTGGCTGACGGCGGCCGGAATACCCGCGCCTTCACGCACCAGCGAGATGCCGACCAGCTTCAGCAGCTGCTCGCGAATCTTCGCGATGTACCAGACGGCGCGAAACGCACTGAAGCCGCGGTAGTTGTTGCCGTCGCGGTTCCACGAGTGCAGCAAGACGCGGTCAGCAGGCAACTCGATGTTGCTCGACCACTTCTCGCCCTGCTGTCCCACCTGGCGAATGACTGCGAGCTCGCGCCGGCCGTCAGGCAGCGTCGCTTCTTCCCAGCCGTTGGTCGGGTGAATCGACGACGGCAGGCGCTGCGCGAGCCGCACCAGGCCGACGCCGACACCTGCAGGCAGCGTCGGGTGTTGCACTGACCCAAGCACCACCTCGTGCACTGAGTGGCCGAACGTCAGCGAGCCGCGCACCATCTGCTGGATGGTCTCGGTCCACCGAGGCTCAGCGCGCTCAAGAAGGCACCAGCGCACGAAGTCGGCCTGTTGCTGGGCGAGCGCCGGGTCGATGTCTTCATGCTCAGCCGCTTCGACGTCGACTCGTGCGTCGCGGAGCGGCGAGACGATGAAGTCCAACACCGCGCTGACGTCAGGGTCAGTGCGGGCAATCTTCTCCCACTCACCCCACGTGCGCGTTCCCGGCGTGCCGAAGGCCGACTGGTGCAACAAGCTCGAATTCGACTCGGCAAGCGGGTCGCCCCGCCAGTTTGTCGTGCCCGAGATGCCTACTTCAGACGGTGCTGTGCTTCGGCTGCCCGCCGCGAGACGCTTTTTCTGAGTCGCAGTGCGGGCCACACGCGCAGGCAAGCCGCCCGGCTGTGGGGGGTTCTACACCGGCTCTTCACAACGACATCGCGGCCAGCCCGCGCAACTTCGGCTTGAGCGGCTTCGTGCGAATCTCGTCACCCCCGCCACCGACATGAAGCCGAGCAAAGACACCAGACGCCGCGTCGACCTGGTCGTCGTTCGGCCCGTCTGGAAAGGCCGTGAGCTCGTCAAGGAATGCCTGAATCCATGGGCCGCGCACCAGCTTCACCCGGCCCTGGCGTGCTGCAGTGGCGAGAGGCTTGGCGCGTTGCTTCTTGTCGCCGGTGGCCGGTACCGCCTCGTATGCGTAGCCCTTGAAGATGCCGCGGGCCCATGCGTTGGCGGCGTAGCGGCTGTTCGAGCCGGGCTCGAGCTCGGTCGTAATTTCGACGTCGGTTCCGTCACGCTTCGCGATGCCGCCCATGCGCGCCTCGCCTTCGGTCGGCCCTTCGCGAAAGCGTTCGACGTGGCCGATGTAGTAGGTGCCGTCGCGCTCACCCATCTTGAGGCCCACGGTGTAGTCGGGCTCCTTGTTGCGCTCGCTCGGCTTCGTGCTGGCGAGGTCCCAATGGCGCGCCCACCGCACGCCAGCAATCGGCACCTCGTCGGGCTCGACGACTTCGAACCAGTCGGCATGGAACCAGTCACCTTGTTTCTTGACTCTCCAATCACCGTGCTCGAGCTGCGCGCGCTCGATGGGGTCGAGCTCGGCGAGCGACTGGCGGTACTCGGCCGCGTCAAGGTACGGGTTGTCGTCGAGCTTCGCGGGAATGAAAACGCGCTTGGCCTTCTTGCCCTCGACGAAGAAGCGCTGGTACACCCACTCGTGACCCTCGCCGCCCGGGTTGCTGGCCGCGCGAGTGCGAAGCGGCACGTTGCCGAGGTCCTTCGGTCGACGTCGTCGGCTGAAGAGGTAGCGGTACTGCGAGGCGGTGAACTGGGTCAGCTCGTCGAAGCCGATGAAGTGAAAGGCCGCTCCCTGGTACTGGTATTTGTCATTCTCGGTGTCGAGGTAGCCGAACGAGAGCGTCGCGCCGCTGGGGAAGGTCCACTGCTTGCGAGACTCGTTCCATACGGCATCGGTACCGTGCAGCCAGTCGTGGGCCAGGTCGATGAGGGCGCCAGGCTTCGACAGCGCGGCGAAGGTGCGTCGAAGAATGAGCGCGTGGTAGCCGGGTACGTCGACGTACTGCAGCGCCGCCATGAGCAGTGCGACTGACTTGCCGCCGCCGGCCGCGCCGCCGTAGAGCGCCTCGTGAGCGTCGCACAGCAGAAACGCCGTCTGTGTTTCAGTCGGTACCCACGGTATGTACTTCGTCAGCCTCGGCGTCAGCAGGGCTTGCAACTCCGGCGATGAGTACACCGCTTCGGGCGAGGAGGGCGACGAGGCGCTTGGCTCGCTCGGGGTCGATGGCGATGGGTTCTGCGGCGACTCCATGTTTGACCTCGGCCTTGATGGCTGCTTCAAGTTTGACTGTGGCGGGCGCGGTACCCCATGCGCGGTTGAGCAGCACCTCGCTGGCCTTTACGGCATCGATCTCTTTCGGTGGCACGTGCGCGTTGCCTTCGTCGTCGATGTACGGACCTCGAAGGTAGTCGCGCGTCACCTTGTCGAGCACCGCCAGCGCCGTGGGTGTGCGCTCCCGGAAGGCCTCGACGAGCTCGGGGTCCGTCTTGGGGTAGCCGTCTTTGTTGCCCGACTGGCCAGGCTTCCATGGCTTCAAATTGGCCAGTGACCTTTCACTGACCCCACTGGCCTTACGTTTCCGCTTCGCAGCCATCGCGCACCTCACGCTTTCGGCAAGACTTCAGCCACGCACCGAGTACCGCTTCGACGCGGGTCGATAGCCCGGCACACGCCAGTATTCGCTCGAGCTTCTCTCGACTGATACCCAGCCGTCGAGCCTGCTCGGCCTTCGGTACGCCCTCGAGTAGCCAGGCACCCAGGCGCGGGTACAAGGCCCAGTCTTGCTTGGCGCGCTCCACCCGGGCCTGCAGGGCGTCTTCGCGGCGCTGCTCGTCGACCAGTCGGCTCAAGTGCCACCACCCCACAACGCCTCGACGTCGACCGTCACAGGCTCGGGGCCCGTCGAGGGCGCGTCGTACAGCTCGACGCCGTCACCGAGTCGACTCAGTGCACGCTCGCAAAACCCTGCGTCGTGCGGTCGACCCTCCGGCGCCAACACACCGCACGTCGGGCACGGCAGGTAACCTTGTTGGTCGGGCGTCATGGTGCGGCCTTTCGTCGGTTGAGAGTCTGGAACCGCACCCAGGTGCGGCGGTTGATGCCGGTGAGTCGGCAGGCGTTGGCGGCGCTGTGGCCGTACCGAATGAGGCGCTCGATATTCTCGCGGGCCTCTGCGGTGATCACCGTGGGGCGACCTCGCGGGCGGGTCGGCGCTTCGACTGGGTACAGCACGCCTGGCCTGCTAAACGTCACGACGGCAGACGAGAACGGCGCCGTCGCCTGCTTGTAGGGCGCGCCGGTCGTCTCGACGAAGCGCACTCGCCCACGCAGCGCGAGCACCTCGATGACCAAGTCGGCCGTGTGAACGATGGTGCGCTTGCCCAGCAACGACTGCACGCACTTGGTCGCGATGATCGGTCCGTGCGTGTCGACGTGCTCTGTCCACCAGCCTTCAGCTGTGTTGTGGGGCACGAGCAGGCTGATCACCTTTGGACCGTTGGTCCATTCCATTTCCTCGCGAGCCTTGGCGAAGAACGCGGGCTTGTTTCCGCGGCTGTACGGGGGGTTGCACCAGACTCGCCAACCACCCCAGCCGCACTGGAGAGCGTTGTCTTGCTCCGAGAGAAACGAAGCGCATTTCGCGTTGTTGGCATCGGCCGCAGCATCGAGGTCGAAGGGGCCGTAAAGCGCCGACAGGGCCGCGAAGAGCTCGGGCGGCGTGGCCCAGCTATCGCTCGCCGATGATGCCTCGCTGGTAGAGACATTATTGCCGGGTATTTTTGTCTCACGTGCGGCCGCGCTCATGGTCGCACCCACAGCTCGACCGTCACGCCGCGTTGCCCGTCACGCACCTGGTCGGGCACGAAGGTCCAGTTCATGGCCGCACCTCGCGCCCTGTCTCCCAGTTCGGGATTACCTTGGGGAGCACGCTGCCGTTGAGCCAGCGGAAAAACTTCGAGTCTCGAAGCACGATCTTTTCTTCTGGGTAGTACTTCGCCATTCGAGCCAGACGAGTCTTGCTCTTGTCGTCCATCCAGCCCTTCACCTCGTGCCACTCGACTTGGCCATCTGGCAGCACGACTCTGAAGTCTGGCGTGTAGGCCCGGGTGCCGCGCTGAATCGCCTCGAAGATGAAGGTCTTCGGCTCGAACTCCCACGATGCGACTTTGCCGGATTTCTTCAGCCAGTTGAGGTAGCGCGCGTAGTTCGCCTCCCACGAGCTGCGGAAGTATCTGCCGTCAAGGTCAGCACGCTTCCCGCCACGGCAGCGGCTGTACTTCGGCCGCATCTGACCTGCCTTCAGGCGGGCAACGAGTTGATCAGAGCGTCGCTGTCGGCCGATGTCGACCTCAGTGCCAACCTTCTGGGGGTTGGTTGACACCTTCGAAAGAGTTGAATTTACACGAGAAACATCCCCAATGACGACGGTGACGACCTTTTGCGCCGATCTCCCGTCTGGCGCTATGGCTGCTGGTACCGTGGTCCTCCTGTAGGGACTCTTTGAGTTAAAGGTTGTCAAGGTTGTCATTACAGGGGAATTCACCTTTCGATTCGAAGGCTTGGGTGATGTCGACCTGGCTGTTTTGAGGTCGACAGAGGTTGTCTCGGTCGTCATCGCGCTCATGGCTTGGCCTCGGGTCGCGCCCAGAAGCGGCGGGTAGATGTGCGTTGTTGCCGCCACCCGAGCTGGCGGAGAATCTGGGCCACGCGCATCTCGTCGCCGCGGGTCCACGAGTCGACCTTGCGGGCCAGGGCGAGCTGCAGCACCATGCCCACGGTGCACTCGGCCATGTCGGGGTGATCACCCACCCAGTCGCTGACCGGGTCGAGCCAAACGTCTTGCGACTCGTGCTCACGGTTCGTTTCCGCCAACAGGGCGTCTTCTTCTGGGTTGAGCCAGTACCGCTCACCGGCCTCGAACTCGACCACCGCCTGAGCCCACAGCTGCTCGCGATTACCCCTGACCCACTCGAGGTCGACCGGCCCGCTCAGTTCGATGGGCCAGAAGCGCCGGTTGCCCGTCACGTCGAAGAGAAACTCGCGGTTGTTGGTGGTACCGACGATGACCGAGTGCCGGGGCGCCTCGATGACGTCGCGGGCGTAGGGCTTGCGAAAGACGTCGATGCGAGCCGACAGGAAGGCCTTCACCGCCTCCTGGTCGCGAGCCTTGCGCATCGAATCGAGCTCGGCCCACTCGACAATCCACGCCTGCCGCATCACGAGCTTGCCGTCTTTGTCGGCGACGCTGACCGGCGAGTCGGTGTGCCAGCCCCCACCCATCTCGGCGAAGAAGCGCGACTTGCCCGCGCCCTGCTGCCCGATGAGCACCAGCACCGTGTCAACCTTGCAGCCCGGGGTCATCGCTCGAGCGACTGCCGAGATGAGCCACCGGCGAAGCAGCTGGGTCGCCATGTCGTCGTCTTGGTGCCAGAGAGCCGACGCCAGCCCGGCCTCTCGGCGTGCCCCGTCCCACTTCAGGCTGCGCAACCAGTCGCGCACAGGGTGCACCTGGTGGCGGTGGGCCAGCAGCTGCAGCGTGCTCATCACGTCTTCGGTGCTGAACTTGAGCGGCTTGTTGCCCGCCGACGTGCGGAATTCTTCGAGGGCACGCCGAATGCCCTGCACGGTCGAGTCTTTGAGCGGCTCGTCACCAATCTTGACCCGCTCCGTCATCAGGCACCACGACAACCCGCTCTTGCCCAACAGCGCCTCGCGGTGTGGGCCCTCAAGCAGCGCCGCCAGCGTGCGCAAGTCTTGCCCGAGCGAATCGACGGTGTACTGGCCAGGCATCGGCACGCCCACGCCCTCGAGCACCACGCGCCTGTCGCTCAACGGGGTGTCGTCGGTGGGCTCGAGAGCCCGGGCGAGACCTGCAGGCGGCCACGTCTCGAGGGGCTGGGCCTGCCGCCAGTCGGCGACGTCTTTGATTTCCTTCGGCGTCTCGACCCAGGCCACCTCGGCACCACGGGCAACCAGGGCCCGGGCGAGGGTGTCGAACTCGCGTCGGCTGACATTCTTCGGGGCGTCGTTCTGCACGAAGAGCGCGAAGACCTTCCCTTCGACAGGCACCGCGGCGCGCTCGAGCTCGGTCGCCAGGTGGCGAAGGAAGCCCTTGCCCGCCGCACCAACCACCGCGACGTCAGGGTGCGCGGCCGCCCAGAGCTGCACGGCCAGGGTATCGGCCAGCCCCTCGGTCACCGCGACGATGGG